CGACAATGTTTTGTTTTGCTACACCGGGATAGTTGTCTCGATGATTGTAGATGGCTTCCAGGATGTTGTCTGCCATGGTGGCGAGTTTTAGGGCCTGGTAGGTGAGGGTTTCCAGCCCGTCTAGGGCTGCCTGGCTAGCCTCGGGCTGCTGGTTATTGGGTAGATGTCCTGCAGTGTCGCAGTCCCACAGGATTTCGCTGCACTCGTCTAGCGTGTCCTGGTCGATAGCAAGGTTGTCGAGGTTGACTTCTTTGATGGTGAGGTTCACATTGTCGAGGGAGATGGGTATATGGTACTGGTTTTCGACACCGTCAACAATGTTTTCTAGCTGCTGCATGTTGGTGGGCTGTTGTTGGATGATACGGTGTACTGCTGTTTTTAAAGCAGTGTGGGGGATATTGGTGGTGTTGTTCATGGTTTTGTTTCATCCCTGTGCTGTCGTCGTTATCGTCTGTGTAGTATGTTGTGTTGGCGTATTTGGTGAGTGTGAGGAGTGTTTGGTCTGCCCACTGTTTCACTGTTTGCCTAGTCACCCCGAGCCGCTGTGCTGCCACAGAATAGGTTTGGTCGTAGCCGTGTACTTCTCTGAATGCTGCGAGCCGTGCTAGCCGTTTCCTCTGCTTTGATGGTTCACAGGATAGGGTGTAGTCGTCGATGGCTAGCTGCAAATCGATCATGGTAACAATGTTGTTGCCGTGGTGTTGTGGCGCGGTGGGTGGGGGTGGCATGCCTGGCTCGACGCTCGGTTTCCATGGGCCGCCGTTCCAGATCCATTGGGCTGCTTGGATGATGTCGGCTGTGGTGTAGGTTCGGCTCACTGGTCATCCCCTGAACAGGTTGTCGAGGTTGTCTGGGTTGCTAGTGTTGGTGGTGTCGAATCTTCCTACGCAGTGGCAGTAGTCGTACATGAGTTTGATAATGTGTTGGTGGTCGCCGAGGTAGGTGTTTCCGCTGATACTGTAGGTGGCTGTGCCGTCTTTGCTGATGCTGTATTTGGCGGTGATGGTTTCGGGTGTTTCGGTGTTGGTGATGATTGCTGTGGTGGTGGCGCCTACGGTTTGTAGCCTGGTGGTTTGGGTTCCGTCGTCGAGGATGGTTGTGACCATTGTGGTTTTCCTTAAATGCTTGTCTGGTTGTCGGCTAGATGAATAATATCGGATAAGGGTTTTGGTTGGTCTAGGTGTTGTATGGTTTTGTTGGCTAGCCGTTTGGCTACCCTGTAGCACATTTTGGTGTAGTGTTTGTTGTCTAGGTTGTGGTATTGTTCCCGCACCGCAATATATAGTAGGGAGTCTTGGTATAGGTCGTCTGCACTGATTGCGGGGTAGTGTGTGGCTATTTTGGTGCATGCCCGGTTGAGTGTGCGAAGGTGATGGTCTGTGGTCCATTCCCACGATGCGGTGGTGGCCAGGTCTGCTTTGGTGGGTCGTCTGCTCATGGCACTATTTCATCTCGCTATCTGGTAGTTGTTTGATGTTTTATGGTTGATAGTGTAGCACACGAGTCCGGGGTTGCCGGTGGTGCCTGTGCGATGCCGATACCAGACGGATTCTCCTTCCATGGATGGGCATTGGATGAAGGTGCGTTGTCCTTGCTCGGAGATTTCTAGGTGGTGCCGGTGCCCGGCCATCAGGATGTGGGATGTGGTGCCGTTGTGGAATTCTTGGCCGCGCCACCATTCGTACTGTTTGCCGGTGTGCCATTGGTGTCCGTGGGCGTGCAGGATTTGCGTGCCTGCCACGTCGACGGTGGTGGTCATTTCGTCCCGGCTGGGGAAGTGGAAGTGAAGGTTGGGGTAATTGTTGTTGAGCTGGTAGGCTTCTGCGATGGCCCGGCAGCAGTCTACATCGAATGAATCGTCGTAGGTGGTGACGCCTTTGCCGAATCGTACTGCTTCTCCGTGGTTGCCGGGGACGGATGTGACGGTGACGTTGGCGCAGTGATCGAACATGTGTATGAGTTGCATCATGGCCATGCGGGTGAGCCTGATTTGTTCCGTCAAGGGTGTTTGTGTTCGCCAGGCGTTGTTGCCTCCTTGTGACACGTATCCTTCGATCATGTCGCCGAGGAATGCGATGTGGACCCGGCCGGGTTTGCCTGCCTGTTGCCAGTAGTGTTTGGCGGCGGTGAGGGATCGTAGGTAGTCGTCTGCGAAGTGTGCTGTTTCTCCGCCGGGGATGCCTTTGCCGATTTGGAAGTCTCCCGCCCCGATGACGAACGCCGCATTGCTATAGTCGGTGTGGGTGTCCTGTTCGGGTTTTGGTGGCTGCCAGTCGGCTAGCTTATCGACGAGTTCGTCCACAGGATACGGGTCTGTTGCGGGTTGGTGGTCGATTATTTTTTGTACGGATCGGCCTGTTTCTCCGTTGGGGAGTGTCCATTCGGAAATGCGTGTGCGTCGTACGGTGCCGTTTGCGAGATCATCATTAATGGTGTCTGCTTCGCTGTCGTGGTTAGCGAGCTGTGTGAGGAGTCGGTCAATATTGTCTATCATCGGCTATCCTCTTCCTTTTTCTGGGCGGTGTTGGCTTGTTTGCGGCGATAGTCTTTAATAACGGTGGCGGAGATTGGGTATCCGGCTTGGGTGAGTTGTTTTGCTAGCCATGAGGCGGGGATGGTTCTGTCGGCGAGCACATCGGCGGCTTTGTTGCCGTAGCGTTGGATCAATGTTTCAGTTTTGGTTGCCATGATATCCTAGGGGTTGTGTGTTTGGCTGCCATCCTGTGCGGCAGTCGCCGTCGTGTCCTGGTTTTCGAGTGCACCACGTGATGGTTCCGTCTGTGTGGTGGAGTGTTTTACCGCACATGACGTTTTGTAGATGCTCCGGCAGCTGGTCGGTGTGGTTGCTGGTTTGTGTGTCGAAGAGTGTTTTCTGGTTGGTGAAATGCTCTGACACGGTGCCGTTATGTACGGGTAGTATCCATGTTTTCCATTGTTGTTGTAGCCGGGTGTTCCAGTGGAATTGTTTGGCCGCGTTCATGGCTTGTTTTAAGGTTTTGTAGTAGCCGACTAGTATGCGCTGATGCTGCTGGTCGGGCGGGTTTTGGCCTCGCCAGTATTGTGCCGCCACGGCGTACCGGTTGCTGGCAGTGAAGGCGTCCCAGCAGTATTCAATGATGTGTTGTAGTACACTATCGGGAATGTCTTGTACTTTGTTTTCGGTAAGCCATTCTTCAACAATGATGTTGTGTATGGCGCGTTTGTCTTTGATGGTTGGTTTGAACGAGATGCTCACGATAGTGCCGGCTGGTCGTCTTGCATGAAATGGTTGAAGGTGTTGTTCCCGGCGTGTTGGGCTTGTGTTATTTGCTGGTCGGTCCAGTCTGGGTGTTGCTGTTTCAGATAGTACCAGTGGCACGCATTGTAGGTTTCGTCTTGTAGCCGTGTGAGATGGTTTTCGGCGATGATTTGTTTCCACATGGTCCATGACACGTTGAGCCGTTTGAGCATGTCGATGGCTGGCACGTTGAAGGAGTTGAGGAACAGGATTTCGTGGGTGTAGTAGTTTTTCTCGTAGGTGTCCCATCCGCTTCGGTGCCTGTTGGGCTGGTTTTTGGGGTAGGCTTCCCGGCATACTTTGTGTAAACGTTTGGCCATGTCGTCGGGTAGCCTAATGTCGGGGTTGGCGCGGATCATGGATCGCATCCCATCATAGGTGGTGCCCCAGGTGTGCATGATGTAGGTGGGGTCTTCGCCATCAGCCCATTTTTCTGCACAGATGGCGAGGCGGATACGCCTCCTGGCGGCTTGGCTAGTGTTGCGCCGGTTGGGGATGGGGCATGTGTCGAGGGGATCCATGATGTTTTAGTGTACCTTTCTTGGTTTGGGTTGCTTGTGTGGTTTTATTGTAGCACTGTGTTGAGTGCTTGTGTCAACCCTGTTTTGCCGGCTTGAAGGTAGGTGTCTGTGACGTCGCCGAGGGTGAGGGGCACGTGGATGGCTTGGGGGAGTGCGGTTTGGAGGGTTTGGGCCATCTTGTCTCCCGCGGGGTCGGGGTCGGACCAGATGTAAACATGGTCGTAGCCTTCGAAGAATTTGGTCCAAAAGTTTTGCCACGAGGTTGCGCCGGGTATGGCGACGGCGGGCCATCCGCATTGTTGGAGGATCATGGAGTCGAATTCGCCTTCACAAATGTGCATTTCGGCTGCCGGGTTGGCCATGGCGGCCATGTTGTAGATGGAGCCTGTGTCCCCGGCCGGTGTCAAGTATTTGGGGTGGTTGTGGGTTTTGCAATCATGCTGGAGTGAGCAGCGGAAACGCATTTTTCTTATTTCGGCTGGCTGCCCCCAAACGGGGTACATGTAGGGGATGGTGATGCACTGGTTGTAGTCTTCGTGACCGGGGATGGGGTCATTGTCGATGTATCCAAGGTGGTGGTAGCGGGCGGTTTCTTCGCTGATGCCCCTTGCTGAGAGCAGGTCGAGAATGTTTTCGAGGTGGGTTTCGTAGAGGGCCGAGGCTTTCTGGATTCGGCGGCGTTCCGCAATGTTGTATGGGCGTATGCTGTCGTACATTCGGGTTTCTTTCTTCTAATCGTTGTTGTAGCTTGGCGAGTCCGCCTCCGACACCGCATGTGTGGCAGTACCAGACGCCCTTGTCGAGATTGATGCTCATGGAGGGCTGATGGTCGTCGTGAAACGGGCAGAGTATATGCTGCTCGTTTCGTGACGGATTGTAGCGTATCTGGTAGGTGTCGAGGAGGCGGCAGGTGTCAGAGGTGTGGGAGGAGCTCGTTGAGGGTTGATACCACATAGGCTTCACTCCATGGCTTGTTGCGTTGTTTCAGGACCACTAACCCGATTGTGGATTTGTTTACTAGGTTGCGATGTTGCTCATAGTTGCGCGCCTCGGTTGTGGCTTCTTTCACAAATTGAGCCAAATGCTGCTGGCCAGCCTTGGCTTCGATCACATATGTGTGATTGCCGGTTTTGAGGATGAGGTCGCCTTCGTCTTCCCGGCCGTTGAGGTGAAGCCGCTCAATATCATGGCCGGTGTCTCTTAGCTGGTGGAGTAGTCTTGTTTCCCATTCTGCGCCCGCTCGGCGGTTGCGTGACTGTTGTGTCGCCATCATAGTCCTTTGTGTGTTGTGATCATGTTCCATGGCTGTTTTTCGACGAGTGGCCCAAAGAATGTGTATTCGGGGTAGGCTCGCAGCCGTTCGTATCGGGTGCCGTCTGGGCTTGACTGTCCGGTGCGCTGTTTTAGCACTGCGATGCGAGCCTCGGCGGGTATCGATAGCCCGTTGCCGTTGTCTTCGCCCTGGTAGAGGGATACTCCGAGGATGAGTTGTGGTTTTTCGGAGAGGCCGTTTTTGATTTCTCGCCGGGCTGGCGGGTGTTCGATGTCGGTGCCGGTTTTGTCGGTGGCGTGGTGGGTGACGATGATGGTGGAGCCAGTATCCCTACCTAATGCTGTGATCCATTGCATGGCTTCTTGTTGGGCCTGGTAGTCACTCTCGCAGTCTTGGATGTCCATCAGGTTGTCGATGACGATGATGGGTGGGAAGGTGTTCCACATTTCCATGTAGGCTTGCAACTCCATGGTGATGTCGGTCCATGTGATGGGTGACTGGAATGAGAATGTGATGTGTTGGCCGTGGTGGATGCTGTCTCGATAGTATTCTGGCCCGTAGGTGTCGATGTTGTGTTGTATCTGTGTGGTGGTGTGGATGGTGTTGAGTGAGATGATTCGTGTGGAGGCCTCCCAGGGTGTCATGTCCCCTGATATGTAGAGGGCGGGCTGGTTGAGCATGGCGGTGATGAACATGGCTAGCCCGGATTTTTGGCTGCCTGAGCGCCCCGCGATCATGACGAGATCCCCTTTGTGGATGTGCATGTCCAGGTTGCGGTAGAGGGGTTCTAGTTGTGGTATGCGGGGCAGCTCGGCTGCGGTTTGGGAGGCTCTCTCGAAGGATCGTTGTAGAGAGAGCATCGGAGCCTTTATCTATCTATCGGTGGTTGTGGGTGGTCAGATGGAGTCGATGTCTACATCATCGCTGCCGGTGGTGTTGGGCTGGCTGTCTCGCTGGTCAACATATGCTGCTACGAGGTCGTAGATGGCGTCGTCGAGGGGTTTGAGGATGACAGCGTTGAATCCGTTTTTGGTGCGCACTGTGGCGAGTTTGAAGGCCTGCTCCTCGCCAAGATAGGCTTCTAGGTCGCGGATCATGGAGTGTGGGCGGTCGTTGTTGCCGCGCGCTTTCTCAATAATAGCGTTGGGGATGGTTTCTGGAGTGCCGTTGTTGAGGTCGTCGAGTGTGTGGAAGATAGTAACGTCGGCGTAAATACGGTCTGCGACCTGTCCACCGTAGCCTTCGGTGTTGTGCTCCACGTCGTGGACTTTGAAGGCGATGGCGGTGGCGTCCTGGTTTTTGGACGGGTTGAAGAAGGTGCTGCTGTTGTTGTTGCGGTAGTTGGCGAGTCCCATAACTGTTTTTCCTTTTACTGTTTGTGTTGTTTTGTTTGTTGGTTTGTATCGGTTTTTATCGGGTGAGACTGTTTCGTTTGCTGCGGAAAGCCTCTGACACGTCACTGTTGCTGGTGATGATCTTTTTGTACTGTTTGAGGAGGTCTGCTAGCTGTGCTTTGCTTGTTGCGTTGTTGATTTTGTTGATGATGATGTGGTTTTCTTGTGATGCGATGTTGTTTACGTAGTCTTTGGCTGCTTTATCGTATCGGTCTTGGAGGATGATGGCTGCGCTAGCAATCAGGGTTGCGAGGTCCCAGTCTTTCGATACGGTTTCGTCTTTGAGTCCTCCTAGCAGGTCGATGATGGCCTGTTTTGTCTGCTCTGCTGTGTCTCCGCGGATGACGGTCCAGGGTGCGGCGTAGTCGCCACCGTATTTGAGTGTGATCGTTAGGCGATCATTGTCTGTAATATGCTCGTCGTTCATTTGGTGTCCTTTTCTTTATGGTCTGTTTCTGATGGCTGTACGGTGGTTTCTATCGGGTATCTGTACGAGTTTTTGCCGTTGACGGCCCAGCAGGAGTCTTGTACGGGGCATCCTTTGCAGAGTGTTGTGACGTGTGGTACGAAGATTCCTTGGCTGATTCCTTTCATTGCTTGACTGTACATGGATGATACATGCCGGTAGGTGTTGTTGTCAAGGTCGTACAGTTCGGTTGCTTTACCCTGCTCGATTGATAGCTGATCGTTCTTAGTTGTGGCGGGTGTCCAAAACATTCCTTTCGTGATATGGATGCCCTGCTGTTCGAGCATGTACCGGTATGTGTGTAGCTGCATGCTGTCGGCGGGTAGGCGTCCTGTTTTGAGGTCGAGGATGAATGTTTCGCCGGTGTCGGTGTCGGTGAAGATACGGTCGATATATCCGACTATTTTTGTGTCATTGTCGAGGATGGTTTCGACCGGGTATTCGATGCCGGGCTCGCCGTCCAGGATTGCTGTGTGGTATTGTGGGTGGTTGTGCCTCCATGTTTTCCAGCGGTCGAGGAAGATGGGGCCGTATTGCATCCACCAGTCGTAGTCTTTCTTGTTTGGGCCTCCGGTTTCGCACATGTTTTTGCACACTCTGCCGGAGGGTTTGATTTCTGTGCCTTCGGATTCGACGAGGGCGACTTGGGTGTCGAAAACGTTTTTGAAGGATGAGAGTTTGTCTGGCAGTGCAGGGTATTCGGCGGGATTGTGCAGGTGGAGGTCGTACTGTTCGGTGATGTGGTGTATGGCGCTTCCGGCGATGGTTGCATACCAGGTGTGGTGTTGGGTGTGGTAGCCGTGTTGGAGGCGCCATTTTTCTCCGCATTCGGCCCACTGGGTGAGTGAACTGTAGGAGATGTGGCCTGGATGGTTGATGGTTTTCGGATATTGTGCTAGAGGCATTACTGGTCGCTTTTGTTCCATGGGTTGCGGGTGTCTTGGCCGGCCTGGTGTTGCTGGTAGGCGAGGAGTGCTAGGCAGTGCCATGCGGCGTGGGCCAGATGCGGCAGGTGTGATTCATAATCGAGGTTGTTGCCTTGCTGCCATGATAGTAGGTGCCGGTAGAGGGCGTCGACACTGTGGCTCCACGGGTATCCTCCGGTCCAGTTGTTGTCGCCGTATTTGGTGGCACCGTATCCGGCTACTTCGCCGAGTGCGTGGAGGGATGCGGGGTCGATGAGGGAGAGCCTGCAGAGTTTGAGTTCTTTTTTGGCGCCGGTGTCTGGGTCGGTGTATATGCGGGTTGGCTCATCCATGGGGTGTGTGCTCCTTAAGCGTGGGTTACTGGTTGTTGTCGTGGGCGAGTGCTACGGCGAGAATAATGATGGCGAGGGTTTCAGCGATCAGGATGGGTGTTGTGATCATTTAATATCACGGGGATTGTTGGTGAGGGTTGAGGCACCCAGGAGGGTGGCGAGGGCGCATGCGGCAATGATGGCGAGGGCGGCTTTGTGTGGGGTGCCGGTTGCGTACATCCATGTGATGATGGCGCCTTGTATCCAGGCGAGGCTGGTGAAGAATGTTTCGTAGCTGTGCAGATCAATGTTGTTGTTGGGTGTGTTCATGCTTGCTCCTGAAGAATGG